CCGCCCTCGTCAATCCACGCTGCGGCTGGCTTGGTTGCGGCAATGTTGATTTTATGTTCGCCGCTGGTTGTGATGGTGTGACCGAGCTTTCGCATGATGTTTTCCTCGGTCAGCGTGTCGATAAGGCGGTTGTCGTATTCCTCGGGAACGAGATATCCGCCGTTAGCGTCAACGCCCTCGGAAAGCACATCGGACACCTGTCTGAAATTCGTGCGGAGAGCGTTCAGCATTGCCGCCTTGTACTCATCGCTTGCTCTGCCGGACTTGGGCTTACCACCGTTCATAGGCTTGCCGGTGAGAGGTGTTGAAGTAGGCTTGGAAAGCTGCGCGTCCATAGCCGCCATCTGCTCCATACGCTCGATTTCAGCGCCGTAGTCTTTAATCTTCTGTTCCATTTCGGCATAAGAAGCGGCGTCCTCTGCGGACAGAAGTCCGTCCTTGTCGTGCTTAGTTTCAACGAAAGCCTTTGCAGCTTCCCACGCCTTGTTGCGCTTTTCGCGCAGTTCAAGAATTGTCATTTTCGTTACCTCCAGTTCTTAATCAAATCAAGCCTAGAAAATAAATCCTCGGCTTTGGTTTTGTGTTCGGTTTTCGGGGCAATGCGGCACTTTTCCGCGATCCTGCCCATAAGGGAATTTACCACCTGCGCTTCGGAATACATCAGCGAATCTGCGGCAGGCGCTTCATTCGGTTCGTCACGAGTAAGTATTCCGTCAGCAAAGCCAAGTTCAACCGCCTTGTTTGCATTCATCCATGTTTCTGCGTCCATGAGGTGAGAAATCTTCGCGCGGCTCATTCCGGTCTTGATTTCATAAGCGTTCATAATGCTTTCCTTGACCTCGGACAGCATTTCGATCGCTTTCTGCATTTCGGCTGAATCGCCCATAGCAATCGTCATGGGATTGTGTATCATCAGCATGGAAACTGGGGACATCATCACCTTGTTTCCCGCCATTGCAATAACCGAAGAGGCGCTTGCGGCTATGCCGTCAATCTTCACCGTGACATTGCCTTTGTAATCCATCAGCATATTGTAGATCTGCGCTGCCGCAACGCAGTCCCCGCCGGGCGAGTTAATCCAGACGGTAATATCTCCGCTGCCGGACAGCAATTCCTCCTTGAAAAGCTGCGGTGTGACGTCATCGTCAAACCAACTTTCATCTGCGATAGTGCCGTTTAGGAACAGCGTTCTCTCCGGGGTTTGCTCCTGTGTTTCCTCGTTCTGTATCATCTTGTTCGTCCACTTCCAGAACTTCTTCATTAGAATTGTCCTCCTCTCTGTCAGCCGTCGCAAAGATACCCGCGTCAGCCAATTTTGTCATATTGCCGTTTATGAGATATAGATCGCCGCCGTCCTCGGCAGGAATACGGTCAAGGTTTTCAAGCTCCCGAATGTCATTTGCGGACATCCAGCCGTTCTGCCTTGCGGTAGCGTACCCGCTCATGCGGCTTGCATAGTCGCCGCGCAGCAGTCCGTCAACATTGAATTTAATGAAATATTCCTGCTTCTCGCTTGGGGTGAGGAGCGAACGAATCATGCTTTGCTCCCAACGCACAAGCCATGGTTCAAGGGTGTATTTCACGAATTCAAGCGACTGCTGCTCGATATTAGAAAAGCTCGATTTTTCAAGGTCGCCGACCATGTGGGGCGGCACTCTGAAAATTCGAGCTATCTCGTTTATCTGAAATTTTCTTGTTTCAAGAAACTGCGCCTGCTCGGGCGAAATACTTATAGGAGTGTATTTCATGCCTTCTTCGAGCACAGCAACCTTTCCGCTGTTGGAACTCCCGCCGAACTGCGACTGCCACGCTTCACGAACCTTTGTCGGGTCTTTAATCGTTCCCGGGTGTTCAAGGACGCCGCTTGGCGCTGCGCCGTTCGCAAAGAACTTAGCGCCGAACTCCTCAGTCGCAATGGCAAGCCCGATAGCGTTCTTCGCCATTGCAATCGGCGAGTAGCCAACAAGTCCGTCAAACCCAAGACCGGGGATATGCAGAATATCGTAAGGTGAGAGAACGACCTCGTATTCCTTACTGCGGATTGCCTCGTCTGAGCCGCGGTAATATTTGTAGTACAGATTTCCGCTTGAATCGCGGTCAACCGTCATTCGGTTTGGCATAAGCGGGTACAGAGCAATGACCTCGCCCTTTCCGTTACGGATAATCTGCGCATATGCGTTGCCCCAGAGGAGCAGGTGCGTCATAAGAGTTTCTCGGAAAACAAACGAGGTCATTTCGGGGTTCGGTTCATCATGGAGCAGACGGTACAAGGAGTGGTCGATTGCTTTCTCTTTGCCGCCGTCCGAACGGTACTTGTAGACGTGCAGCGGTAGTCCCGCCACGGCTTCCGACAGCACTCTAACACAGGAATACACTGCGGTCATCTGCATTGCGGAACGTTCGGTTACATTCTTTCCTGCGGTAGAGCCGCCCATGTAGAAACGGTATGCGCCGCCGGCTGTACTGTTTTGGGGCTTGTCCCTTGAATGGAATAAGCTGCTGAAAAATTTCATGTAGTCAGTCCTTTCGTAAAATGGGCAAAAGAAAAGCACCTGCCATTGCTGACAGATGCTTAATAATTATTCTGTTGTGTTATATAAACTTTTTCATCACGCGAGTGTAATCTTGCTTTGCGTTGAAAACTGCATTAACGTATACCGTGTTTTCTTCCTTGACATAATAATAAAACATAAGGTAATTATCATGAATAAGAAAACGATATCCGTTACTCACAAGAACCCTGTCCTTTGGTAGCGAGCCGCTTTCCGGCAGTATTTCGAGATTTTTGCATTTTTCTCTTAGCTTGTTTACAAAACGGATCGCAATATTCTTATCCTTTGACTGCTTTGCAATATAAAAGGCTATATCGCGAAGATCAGCTTCTGCCGTATCAGTGAATATTACTCTGCAATTCATACATCAAGGTTCTCCAGGTCGTTTAATAAATCGTTGAATACATCATCAGCGCTGTGGACTCTTCCAAGCCTTATATCATCCATGCTTTGCGCAAGGTGAGCATACAGAGCAAGTTTTTCTTCAAGCTCGGAAATATAGTGCATTGTCTGCTGATAATCCTCATGGCTCAGAAGTACAGTATCCTCCTTGCCGTTAACCGTGATTGCTACCGGGTTATCCCTTGTAAGTGCGGAAATCTGAGCGTAATTAGTGCGAATGTCCTTTGACGGTCTTATTGAAATAGAATTTGTCATAAAAAACACCTCCTATGTTGGTAGTCATATTATATCACAATTATGCTACTTTGTCAATAAGATTATACGCATCAGATAAAAAGTATTCCTCTTTCATCATAAACACTCGTCCCGTGGTCGTTCCCACAACGGATAGCACGGTCAAGAGCCATAATAGTAGCTACCGCTCCGTCAATCTTCTCGGTAGACTTTTCCTTGTCAGCTTTGATGTTTCCGGCAGGGTCGGTGCGAATGTAGATGTTATCCATGTTCCACCGCAGAACCGGGTGACCGCCATGTGCTATCTTCTGTTCAAGAACCAGTTTCATCAGTTCCTTTGTCGGAGGTGACATATCCTTGAAACCCTGTCCGAAAGGCACGACTGTAAATCCCATGCCCTCGAGATTCTGAACCATCTGCACAGCACCCCAGCGGTCGAAAGCTATCTCTCGGATATTGAATCGTTCTCCGAGCTTTTCAATGAACTGTTCGATGAATCCGTAGTGAACCACATTGCCCTCGGTGGTCTGCAAGTAACCTTGTCGTTCCCACACATCATAAGGAACATGGTCGCGGTTTACACGCAGGGTCAGATTATCCTCTGGAATCCAGAAATACGGCAGAATGATGTATTTATCATCTTTGTCAGGCGGTGGGCAACACGATGTTGCGAAGCCGTCCCCCAAGCGCGGCACGGACGCCGCGCCACCAAGGGACGGCGGAAATACAAGAACAAAAGAAGTAATATCTGTTGTAGAAGAAAGGTCAAGCCCGCCGTAGCAGACGCGTCCCTCAAGTTCGTCCTCATCAACGGAGAATGCGCACTTGTCCCATTTCTCCATCGGCATCCAACGAACCGCCTGCTTTACCCACTGGTTCAGACGAAGCTGTCGGAAAGCGTTCTCCTCGCCTGGGTTCTGCTTGGCAGATTCGCAGGCGGCTTTGACCTTGTCAATTCCAACCGTTATATCAAGGCTAGGATTGGCTTTCTTCCACACTTTCGGGTCAGTCCAATCGTCCGATTCATCAGCGCCATAAATCACAGGATAAAAAGTAGGGGCGAGTTTTCCCCCCCCCCTTTTTTTTCTTGGTTTTTTTTGTGGTTTT